AGCGGCCCCAGAAGTACTCGTCGTAGTCACCCGGCGTAGAGGCCTCGAGCGCTTCGGAATCGTTCAGGATGATGTTGCCGCCGGGGGCGTCCTGCACGCACACCTGGACCAGGTCGGCGTCGATGCCGGCGCCGTACAGCGCGTTGATCGCGCCCGGGCGCAGCACCACGGTGAGCGTCGACGCCGCCGCGGACTGGGTGCTGGTGTCGCCGTCGAACATCGCCCACCTGTTGGTCGGGCGCACATCGAGCCACTTGGCGGCGTCGCCGGTAGCGTTCAGCTCCGGCGTGTTGCCGAGGTTGCCGGCGACGTTGCTCTCGTAGACCCGGTGCGTCTCGGCGCGGCGCACCCGTTCGCCGGTGGCGTAGGTGTGAGCGGGGTCGTACAGCGGCGCGTCGTCGGTGTCGTTCTCGGTCAGGGTCGAGAAGATCAGGCCGGCGTTCGGGCCGAGGACGTCGGCGGGCCGGGTAACGCTGCCCGGGGCGCCGGTATTGGGGATGTGCGCCACGCCGGACGCCGTCGGCGTAAGGTCCGGGTCGGCTATGTATAAGCCCTTGCTCGGGTCGTTCGCAGCCATGCCCAGGTTTAGCCAGTACCCGCCCACCGTGGTCACGGTCGCTGTTGCGGTGAAATACCATTCGCAACGCCAAAACCCGTTGGCCTCTTGGGACATATCGGCAGAAACGACGGTGCCCCATGTGCTAAACGTGCCGTTGACCAGATCGAACAGCACCCCGCTGCCGCCGCTGCCAAGATCCGCAACAGACGTCGACACCACGGCCTGCAGTGTGCTCACTTCCCCCGCCGCCGCAGATACCGCCCCTGTGTACTTTTGCCCCGCAACGTAGCTCGATGCGACGGCCTTGAGGGACTGCTCGGCCGCGCCTGCGTTAGCGAATCGTGACGCGCTCATCGTGCCGTCCGGCCCGATCGCCGCGCCGTTGGTCACGGTGGCTTGGAACGCACTCCAGCCTGCGACGCTGAAGGTGTTCGTGTAGCCGAGCATCTGCAGGCACGGCGTCGGCTCAATCAGCGGGTACGGCGCCGCGCTCAGGTCCGCCGGGTCGTACGTGATCCGCAGCGAGCCGTCGGTAACCTGCTTGCGCAAGCCGTTCTTGTCATAGTAGGTGCACGCAACGCCAGGCGTGCGCGTTACCGGGCTACCGTCGCCGATCGCGGCCGGTTCGATGAGGCTCAGGTTCAGTTTCATGCGGGCTCCGTCAGCATCACGTTGCCGCCAGCGGTCAACTTGTCAAACATGTCCTTGTGTTCCTTGGTGTCGCCGGCAATCGAATCGAGCGCGTTCTGCAGGCGCGCCACCTTGTCGGTCAACCGGCGGATCTCGGCCACCAGCACGTCGCCGTTCTGCGCCGGGCTGGCCAGGCGCCGCATCAATTCGCGGTTGTCGCCAGCCTGGATGACGCGCTCGCCCTTGTGCAGCAACGCCGGCATCGTTTCCGGCACGTAGTTGGTGCCGATCTCGAACGGATGCAGCTTGTGGTAGTCGGCGTACTCGGTGCTGCCCTTGATCGCGTCGCTGATTGCGTCGATCGAGGCGCCCTGCTGCAGCCAGAACGACAGGCCGCCGGCGTCGGCGCTGCGCCCGAGCAGCGAGTGGTACAGCGCCTGCACCTTGGCCTCGGGCGAATTGGTGATCGCGTCGGCGATGGACGACACCGGCACGCCAGCGGCGGCCTTGGTCTGCCAGAATTCCAGCCCGGCGGCGTCCGGTGCGCGCCCGAGCGCGCTCTGGTAGGCGGTGTTGACGGCCTGCGTGGCCGCGACCACCGGGTTGTTCAGGGCCGCAGCCAGCGCGGTGCCGAAGCCCTGCAGCGCCTGGTCGATCGACAGCAGCGTGGTGGACTGGCCCTTGGCCTCGGCCAGCTGCTGCTGGGCGGTGCTGACGATGGCGTCGAGCCGCTTCGACTCGGCCTGCAGCGCGGCCAGCGACTGCTCCTCGGTGGACAGCTGGCTGTCGGTCAGCTTGCCCAGCTGGGCGATGTCGTTGCGGGTGCGGTAATAGTCGCGCAGGTAGTCCTGGTAGCTGGCGAACTGGCCGGGGTCGGACTGGCTGGCGATGCCGAGCGCGCGTTGCAGGCTGGCGGCGTCCGGCAGCGGGCCGCCGGCCTTGGCGATCGCCAGCGCGGTGTGGATCTGCGCCTGCGCGCTGGCGCGGCTGGCGGCCTCCTGGCCGGCCGCGTGCATGCCGTCGAGGGTGCCGCGCAGTGCGTCCGACAGCGAGCGAAGCTTGTCGACCACCGCGGTCTCGGCGTCGATCCTGGCCTTGAGCGCGTCCTGCTCGCGGCCGACCACCGCCTGCAGCACCGACAGCGCGCCGTCGGCGCTGCCCAGCAGCGAGCTGGCCTGGTCGCGCTGCGCCTGGGCCAGCGCGTCGGTCGCCGCCTTGGCGTCCTTCAGTGCATTGACCGCGTCGTACAGCGACAGGTTGGTCGCGTCGATGCCGGCGCGCTCCTTGGCGCGCAGCTGCGCCGAAGTCATCGTCAGTTCGTCGTACTGGTCCTGCAGCGACTTGTGCTCGCTGGCGATGTCGGCCAGCGTCTTGGCGTAGCCCGCGGTGGCCGGGTGCACCTGGGCGAACGCCTCGTTCAGCGCCATCAGCCCGGTGAACTCCTTGGCGCCGGATTCGGTCAGGATCGCGCCGGACGACACCAGCTGGTCGATGTAGGCCTCGAACTCGTCGCGGCTGTCGATCCACGCCAGGCCCATGCCGGCCAGTGCCGCCTTGAGCGACTCCTGCACCGGCGCCAGGCGCTGCGCCTCCGTCAAAAAGTTCTGCGAATAGGTCGCGGCCTGCTGGCCCAGCACGTTGACGCCGCCGGCCAGATCGATCAGGCGCTCGCGCGCCGCGGTCGACCCGACCCCGACGTCGCCGAACACGGCGGTCGACGTCTTGCCGATCAGCTGGGCCAGCTGATCGGTCGACTGGAAGTCGCCAGCCAGGCGCTGCAGCGCGGCCGAGGCGGTCTCGCCTGACTTCTCGAACTGGTCGAGGGTCGGCACCAGCTTGAGCGCGATCTCGTCGCCGATGCCGTTGAAGAAGTCGGCGACGGTCTGCTGGTCCTTTGCGGCGTCGCCGGTCAGCTTCAGGTCGAAGTTCTTCGCGTAGCCAGCGATCGCGTCGGCGTTGACGCCGAGCGCCTTGGCGAAGCCGGTCGAGGCCAGCTCGATCGCCGACAGGCCCTGGGTGAACTGGCTGACGGTGGCGGTGCTGAACGGGCTGCTGTCGGTGCCGTTCTTGTCCGAACGGAACCAGCCGCCGTCCTGGTGCCAGCTGGTGTAGTTCTGGCCGGTCAGGCTGGTGGCCGTCAGCGTGCCGCTCATGCCCTGGGCGGTCAGTTCCTTGCTGCCCATGCCGAACGCGCGGTTGAACAGGCCGCCGATGGCGCCGCCGATCGCCGCGCCGATCGGGCCGGCAACGACGGCGCCGACCACCGACGAGATGTTGGTGACTGCCTGGCCGTGGTTGACGCTGTAGTCGCCGGCGATCGCGTTGCCCAGGTAGTGGCCGCCGAGCAGGCCGGCGCCGTAACCGAGTGCCGTGCTGGCCATCTGGCCGTAGCCGGCGGCCTGGCCCAGGCTGCCGTCGAGGCCGAAGCCCTGCATGCCCTGGCCGAACGCGCTGATGCTGCCCGATCCGACGCCGTTGCCGAGCCAGGTGACGCCCTGGCCGATCCCGCTGCCGATGGCGGCGAAGCCGCCGCTGGCGGTCTTGTACAGCGCGCTGGCGGCGTTGACGGCGCCGATCAGCGGGTTGGCGCCGGCGCTGCCGCCGACCGTGCCGAACAGGTTGTCCGCGCCCGGCGTGCCGGCGGCCGACGGCAGCCCGGTGCCGCCGAGGCCGACCGAGGCGCCGATGTTGATCTTCCACTGGCGCGACGTGATCTGCCACAGCCATTCGAACAGGCCGTTCTCCAGCGCGCCACGGATGCGCTCGCCGGCGGCCTTGGTGCCGTGCTCGATGCTGATGAAGGTGTCGTGCGCAGTCTGCTCGATCGCGTCCCACTGCTTCTTGTTGGCGTCGAGCATCGGCTTGGCCAGCTGGTTCTGGTACCAGGTCGCGTATTCTTCCTGCAGGCGCTTCTGGGCCTCGGTGCCGTCGCCCGCCAGGCGGATGCGTTCCTGCCACAGCCCGGCGTCAATCTGCAGCAGCGCGCGCGCCTTGTCCTGCTCGTTGCCGATGTACTCGACGGCGAAGCGGCGGTTCTCGTCGGCCAGCTGGGCGGCGTAGGCGAGCGCCTTGCCCTGCCCCAACGTGGCCTGCTCGACCAGCACGCGGGCGTCGCGCTCGGCGTACAGCTGGGCAATCATCTGGTCGGTGACCGGCTTGCCGTCGGCGCGCAGGTCGGCCAGCTTCTTCTCGGCGTCGGCGCCTGCACGGACCGCCACCATCGCCACTTCGCGCGCGTCGGCGCTCTTGCCGTACAGGTCGTACTCGACCTGCAGCGCGGCGGCCGACTGCTGGCGAGCCAGCGTGCCGTCGACCACGTACTTGTTCATGTCGCGCTGGGCGTCGCGCAGCTTGAGCGCGTGCTCGCTGGCGGCCTGCTCGGCCAGCGCGGCGCGCGCCGCCGCCTGGTGGGCGGCGGACAGCTTCAGCTTGCCCGAGGCCAGTTCCTGGTCGAGCTTGATGCTTTCCTTCTGGCTGTCGGTGGCGTTCTGGCCCAGCGCGAGCTCGAGGCGGTTGGCGTCGGTCTTGCCGCGGATCGCACTGATCAGGGTGGCGTAGGCTTCCGCTTCCTTGTGCGCCGCCTCGACCGACGCCTTGCCGGCGTCCGAGCTCTTGTAGGTCTCGGTGGCCAGTTGCGACACCAGCTCGATGTATTCCTTTTCCGAGATCGCGCCCTTCTCGCGCGAATTCTGCAGCATGGCCAGGTCGTCCAGGTACTGCTTGTTGACGCCGGTCAGGCGCTCGCGGATCGCGATCACGTCGGTCAGCGCGCTGCCGCTGGCGTCGAGGTCGGCCTTGAGCTGGCTCTTGGTGCCGAGCGACTTGGCCAGGTCGTCGTACAGGCCCTGCAGCGTGATCAGCTGTACCTGGTCGCCAGCATCGAGCTCCTGGCCCTTGGCCTTCAGGTCGTTGATCTGCTTGAGCAGCGACGCGAGGCGCTCGACCTCGGGGCCGTTGTCCTTGGCCAGCTCGCGCTGGCCCTGCTGCCTGGACAGCGCCAGGCGCTCGCGCAGCTTCTCGTTCTGCTTGTCGAGGTTGGCGAGGATCTCGGGCGTGCTGGCGGCAGCGCTGTCGGCGGCCTGTTTGTTGGCCTCTTCGGCCTTGCTGCCGTACCAGCTCCATGCAGTCGCGGCCACGCCCAGCAGGGTGATCACGGTACCTACCGGTCCGCCTAGCGCTGTCATAATGGCCGTGCCGGCGCTTACCGCCGTCGAGGCGGAACGTTGCGCCACCGCGAGCGAGAGCATCGCGCCGGCATGTGCCTCAGCCGCAGCCGCAGCCCGCGCCTGGGCGGGAATCAATCCGTTGGCAGCGACCGCCAATTGAGCCTCGCCGGAGGCCGCCAACGTTGCTGCTCGAAGCTCCGCCACCCTGGCGTTCGCGAGCAGCGATGCGGAGGCAGTCGCTGTAGCCTGCGCCTCGGCGTTGGCGAGGTGGGTAGCCACCAGCGTCCGATTGGCCGCGGCGGTCGCGATCGTGCGCTGCGCCGTGTCGGTCAGCCATGTGCCGAGCTTGGCCGCCGTCAGTGTGGCCGCCACGCCTGTCACGATGTTCAGGTTATCGGACAGCAGCTTGATGCCGCCGGTAAGCAGCGCGACGCTTCCGTTGGCCTGCGCGCTGGTAGCGGTGTATTCGAGGACCTCGTTCTTGAGGACTGTGAACGCGCCGCTAATGGTCTGTACCTGCGCCGCTTCCTGGCGCAGCTGCGCGAGCGACTTGGGCAGCACGTCGGCCATCACCTCGGAGGTGATCTTGCCTTCGGACGCCATTTGTTTGAGCGCGCCGACCGGCACGCCCAGGCCGTCGGCCAGCGCGCGCATCAGGCGCGGCGCGGCCTCGTTGACGGCGTTGAATTCCTCGCCGCGCAGCGCGCCGGCGGCGAACGCCTGCGACAGCTGCAGCTGCGCGGAGGCCGATTCTTCGGCGGTGGCGCCGCTGGTCTTGAGCGACAGGTTGACCACCTCGGTGATCGCCGCGACGCGCTGCTGGCTGATGCCGAGTTCGCGCGTGCCGTTGGCGATGCGGGCATACAGCACGCCGGTGCCGGCCAGCGCTGACTGGGTCTCGGCTGAGATTCGCTTGACCTGGCCGTAGGCAGCAAGGTACTCGCTTTGCGACTCGGTGGCCAGCTTGAGCTGGGAAGTGAGCTTGGTGTACTCGTCCGACAGCTGCGCCACCTCGGTGACGCCGCCGCCGATGCCGGCGGTGGCGGCCAGGCTGCGCACGGCGTTCTGGGCGGTCGCGGCCAGGCCGGTCAGCGACCGCGCCATGCTGTCGATCTGGCGCTGCGACTGCTCCGCCCCCTCGACCCTGACGCTGATTACCGCACCCGGACTGGCCGTGTACCCCATTTGACTCGCCCTTTCTACCGCGCTGCTACCGTTCTTTGGCCCACTCGTCGAGGGCCGCCCGTTCCATCGCCTGGATGGCGTGGAAGTACCACTGCTTTTCCTTCTTGGGTGCCGCCAAGTAGCGGATGCACATGTCCACGCCCGCGTAATTCAGGCCGGTGCGGTAAGGGATCGCCGCACCGGTACCGACCTGGAGCATCACCCATTGCCACTGCGTCTGGACCGCGATCCACAAGTTGAAGGCGGCCACGTTTTCCGGCCACAGGAAGAAGTCCTCTTCCAGCTCGACCTGCTGCTCCGGGACCAGGCCGAACGCCTTGAAGGCGTCGGCCAGGTGGTCTTCCGGGGCCGGCTCGTTCGGGCCGGCGATGCGCAGGTCGGCGCGCGCCCACAGGCGCGCTGCGGCCGTCAGGTTTTTAACCTGGCGGCGACTCCGTTGACGTAGGCCTGCAGGGCGATGTCGTAGAGGCCGGGCACGCTGTACAGCACGTCGCGCGCCTCCGGACTGAACGGCGCCGGCTGTCCAGTCTCGTCGTCGATGATCAGTTGCTGGCCGTCCCAGCCGCGGGTGATCTCGCGCAGGGTCTGGTTGATGTTGACCTGGTCGACCTTGCCGTCCGCGTTGCGAATGCGCTGGTCCCACTCGGTGGCCGGCAAGCGGTCGAAGTGGAGGTCGAACTTGAATTCCTTGGTGGTGCCCTGGTCGTTCAGCGTGAATTGGACCGAGGCGACGAGTACTGCTGCGATGGCGAGTTTGTAGCCCATGTAAATCCCGTAGTTGGTGGATAAAGTGTGGTGGCTGTTCGCGTTACTCGCGATTCGCGTGGGAGGCCGAGCAGGAAACCGACGCGGTACCGATGGAGGCCGTCTCTGGCGTGAAATCGCCAATACCGTTCCACGACAGGTAGCCGTTGCACGAAACGGAAACATCCTTGGTATCGTCATCGGCCAGCAGGTCGATCACGGTGTTGGCATTGGCCAGCACGGCCGCACGGTCACGCGCGTGAATGGGCTGTTGTGCCACCTGCTCGTCGAATTTCGCGGCCACGGCTTCTTTGGCGACGGCTTTGGTTGCTGCTTTGATGTTGAACGAATAGCTCATTGCATGTCCTTGGTTATGGGTATGCGCTCACGCGCCGTTGGTGCGCCTGCATGGTCACCGGCGCTCGGTGTTCGCGGGCGTTGCGCGCCCGCCGCCATTGGTTCGCTGGGCGGTCACCCTTCAGCTTCAGTTAGATGTTCCCCGGCTTGCGCCGGCCCGCGCCGCCTGCGGGGTCGCTTGTTTACTGAGTGACAATGCGCCATTCGTCGTTGCCGCTGACCGGCAGGTAGCGCAGGTCGAAACCGACCATGCGCCGGCCGTTACGGTCGACCTTCTTGGGGTTGATCATCTGGACCGCCGGCGCAAACAGGATGATGTTGTTGCCGACGGCAGTGCCGATCTTCATGCCCAGGGCCTGCGTCGTGTTCGACTGAACATTGGCCATCATCGCCACCTCGGCCGCCGCAGTCAGCTTCAGCTCGGTGCTGCCGGTCGACTGGCGGTCGGTGACGTCGACCGATTCCTCACCCAGCAGCGCGTCGAAATCAACGACGTTGCCGAAGTTGATCTCGATGCCGCTGCTCGAGTACACGGTGCCGCCGGTCAGCGCGCCGGCGGCGTAGCTCGCGCCGAGCGTGATATCGATCACGTTGGCCTTGGTCATCGCCACCGGTTTCTTCCACGGCGTGTAGGTGCCGGTGTCGGTGCCGGTCGCAATGCCGCCGTTGACGCCGATGAAGTCGAACTTGAGCATCGGCTTGTCGCCGACCTTGGCGGACAGGGTGCAATTGCCCATCGCCCCCACGAGCTTGTGCAGCACGCCGTCGTCGTAGTAGTAGATCGTGACCGTCTTCAGGCCAGTCGATACCGGCGTGTACTCGACGCGCGCGGGCGTGGCGAGGATGCCCTCGGCCACCGCGCAGGCCTGGATCGGCTGGCCCCACGCGGGCGCGGTACCGGCCGTGCCGGAGCCGGCCAGTTCGACGGTAATGTTGGCCTTGACGCTGGCCGGGCCGACCAGCTGCTCGCTGGCGCCGAAAAAGCTGCGCATCAGGTTGCGGTCGATGTTCTTCGCGTCGAGCGGCGTGATCCCCATTTCGACGCACAGCATCGCATTGGCCGCGCCGGTCGGCGTGGCGTCGGTGCCGGGCGTGGTCTCGACCTTGATGGCGACCAGGGTGTTCCTGATGTAGCGGGTCTGGGTCATCGGTTATTCCTCGGTGATCGGCTGCTCGGCAGCCGGTGCCGCGATCGGCGCTGCCGCTTGTTCAGCGGCAGCAGTCTCTTCTTGCGGTGCGGGGTCGTTCGACACCCACTTCCACTGGGCTTCGTCGAAGGTCCACGAGCCGCCGCCCGGGGGCAGCGGAATCTCGCGCTGCGGCGGCGCCGCACTGGTTTGTTCGGTCATGGTTACTCCAGGGTTGAATTGCTGGTACTGTGGACGGCGACGTAGGTCAGGCGCACCCACCCGTTTTTCTTGCCTTCGCTGTTGTTCTCGGCCTCGACCTCGGCGATGTACAGGTCCTCGACCAGGCCGCCGAGCGTGGTGTCCTGCGCCAGGCGCGCGTAGACCGCCTGCAGCAGCGGGTCGACCGCGACGTCGCCGCTGCCGTCGCGCACGCTGCGCGAATAGCACTCGACGGTTACCAAGGTCTGCCAGTCGAGCGGCGCACCGAAGATGGCGGCCGGTTGCGCCTGGGCCTTGTTCCACTGCACGCTGACGGCCTGGTCGACCGAGTCCGGCACCGGGGTCGTGCGCGCGCGGTAGATCGTGTCGCACACGGCCGGCGCGGCCTGCAGCGCGGCGATCACCGCGCCGACGACCTGGGCGAACGCGGTCGTCATTGCACCAGCTCCAGCGGCAGGCGGGTCAGGCCGGTGCCGTCCGGCGCCGGGGTGCCGATCGCGTACGGCACGCCGTCGACCTCGAGCAGATGGCCCTCCGGCGCCTGCGGCACGGCGGCGGCGTCGACCACCACCGACGGGCGGGTGTCGGCCATGCCGGCGCCGAGCGCGGCGACGGAGCTCGGGTCGGTGAACAGGCCGGGCACGTCGACGCCGCCGATGCGCACGGTGGCGTTGGCCAGGTGCGCGAGCACGCTGCCGTTCGTCATGGTCATCAGGGCGGCGAAGCTCGTCACGGTTAGCGGATCACGCCGTCGAGGTACACGCGCGCGGTGGTATCGGCGCCGCCCTTGGCCACCGTCAGCGCACCGACCAGC